TTGGCTTCGTATTGTGTAGCGGAGGCCCACTCACCGGCGAAATGGAACCTCAGCTTTCCGAGATCTATAAGTTGCGTCATAAGAATTTCACCATCAAGTGACCGTTGTTAGACCACTGAAATCGGACAGTATCTCGACTCCAGACCCATGCCTTATAATCATTGGCATCTATGGCCCCCTCCTGAGGAATGTTAACTGCGCTTCCGTCATTAATGATCTCTACGTTTAAATCGCCCGTGGCGTTATTTAGACGGAAACCATAGAAAGTTTGTGTCGCTAAATCCGTGCCTGAATATAATCCAGCCATTATTTAACCCCTGTGAGCAACGACGCGATCACGTCGTATGCCGCATCAATTCCAGCCGTAGCAATAAGTTGATCGCCACTGACCATTACTATTCTTCCTTTCATTACCTCGATGTTCTCGCCATTCATTACTCGTAGATCTTTGGCTATATATGTGTCGCCACTGCTACGTCGCAGAATTAGTGAAAACGGAACAATAGTTCCGAAGACATTCGCTGCATTGCATCCAATCAACAACGCTTTTTCTGACGCGCCTACTGTGTAGATAGTTGTCTCAGCTACGCCTATGTCGCTCGATGTTGCATTAACAAAACTAGTCGCCATTTTTCACCTTCACCCAAGAGCAATGGCCATCGCCATCGCCTCATCAGCAGCATCTTCTTGAATGTCATCCATTAAGATTTTGGTGACTCTCAATTCAATTTTGTCGCCAGCGTTAAACGCTGAAGCGGTCGTGCCATCGAGACCACGTTCAATTGTCAAAGTGTCTCCACTTCTAGTTGTGCATCGGACGACTTCAAGGAGATCACCTCCGGTCCCATCATCACCAACCAAAGTGATGTAAAAATGGTCATCAGCGCCAGGATTGGGAAACTCTGCCCCAGAGCCCGTAGCCACCACGATTGCGGTCGCGGAAGCCGATATCGAACCCGTGATCGTCGTTTCTGCATTGTTTGAATATAAAACCGCCATTTAAGCTGCTTGCAGCAAGTAGGAAATACCCGCTGCCTCCACTGTGTCTATTTCCCAGTTAGCCGATGAGCCGTCTTCTATCTCGTAAGCAGCTTCGATACCGCCGTAAACTGCGTAAGCCGCTTGGACGCCATCAACATCAATAGCGACCACAAGGTCGTCGTAGTAGTGAATAACGCGAAGCTTGGAATTATCTATTTCTGCCGCTGCTTCGGCGTTCGTAGCAACCGGAATAGTTAAGTGCACGTTGCCTGCAGTTACTGCACTGGTATCAACGCTAGCGGATGGCTTCTTAGTAAGATGGATATCAGCAGTGGCCGTAACAGGGCCAAGCACTGCGACACCCAATGGCTTCGTAAGATCAACGTCGGCAACGAGAGACGCTGCAGCCTGTATCCCACCAAGGGACGACTGCCCATCCAGATTAACTGTGATGTGAACATCAGCATCGGCGCTTGCGGCTGTGTCAGCCGTGCCACCAATGGGTATATCAAGGTGGATACCACCCGTCGTTGCCGCAGAGGCTAATGCGTCTACTGCTACAGGGATGTCCAGCTTGATATAACCACTAGATAGCGCGATTAAATCTGTGGGTGCTACTTCAAGGTTGACTATAAGGCCAAGGTCAGCTTCAAGCGTTCCAACCGCTTGGATACCACCAATGTCAGAATAGCCATCGAGAGGTATGTCTAGGTGTACATCTCCAGCCACTGCGCCTTGCGCTAGTGCATCTGCCCCTAGAGGTATTTCAAGCTCAAATAAACCTGCGGCAGAAGCTACATTAACCACCTGCGCCGCAAGTGGTATTTCAATATCAACTGCGCCAGATAAAGTGCCAGACGCTTGCAGACCACCAAGCGACGATTGACCATCAAGATTTACTATGAGCTCAAGTTCGGGGTTACTCGTGACCTCAACCGAAGCTTGCCCCTCTATTGGTATTAGAAGGTCAAATACGCCGCCTGCCTCTGCAACTGCAGGAGCAACCGCTGACATAGGCGTCGTCTGTTCAATTTCAGCGTCGGCAGCAGTAGCTGTAACGTCAACAGAAGATCTGACAACGTTCAGTATGATTGGGTCTATTGGTGCGAGTGTGACGCTGGTGTTAATGACCGCGCCAAGATTCGTAGATTGAGCCAGCTCTGGCTGAGACGTTACTGTTGCATGCACTGCTGCTGCGAGCGGAGACAGTTTCTCTAGAGGAGCTGAAACTGTAACGTTAGGCGTTACACTTGCAGCGAAAGGCTTATCTATCTGTACATCTGCTGAAGCGAAGCCACTGACAACCAGTGACCCCGTGAGCGCGACAAGCTTCGCAACGTAGGCTACGCGCCCGTTGAATAAGACTTGATTAAAACGCGCTTTATTCAGCATTTAACTGCGCTCTTTTTAGGCAAATGTTACGGCTAACGATCCTGCTGGAAATGTCACCGTATCGCCTTCGTTAATGGTTTTATTAATGGTTAAGGAACCGTGAAATAACAGATCCCCACCGGTTGATGCGTCATGTACACCAAACGCTTGGACTTGCCCCCAACCAGCGGTTGGTTCAGGAAAAGTAATAGCAATATTGTTACTGGTGCCGCCACCTGTTCCGCTGGAAGCTACAGTGCTACCGGAGCTCTGAGTACCGGCCCAATTTGCTAGGCTTGAGGTAACTGAAACCCGCGCATACCCTGCGCCGGTCAATTCGGTACCGCCGCCTACATCGCTAGGCGCGGCTGTATAAAGACTTATATACAGGGTTGATGTAGTAGGAGCCGTCTGACCACGAAAAATCTGGTCTACCAGACTGTTCTCCAGGAAATCTGACATTGCTGACATGGGTGTCCTCCGCTATGCGAAATCTTCGCGAACAAAAAATTTGAGTTTGTCGTAAACCGTTTGTTTGGCCCCATCAAAGTCGATTTCAATCTCTCCTTCATATGGGCCAGCAGGGACATTCAATACGCCCCCAGAAAAATCAAATCTGACTACGCCTGTCATACCACCACCTACCTTGAAACACGTAATCGTCGAAAGTACTGTGGCACTACCTACTGCCCTGAAGTAAACTCGAACCGTAGTGGCAGAGTCAGACAGGTTTACAACCTGCCCATCAACAGGGTCTGTGAGGGTTAGCCTTATCGAAGGTAACGTGTCCCCCTGCACTAACTTTATTTTTTCAGCCATAGCAGCACCCAGTATTAATTATATTAGCTATTCTAAACTAATTCCACAAGATCTTCTATTCTACTAATATTAACGAGCACACTTCTTTTGCCCGAGATGGGGTTTGTTTCGCCCATTTAGAATCCAAAAAATGGTCATGCGCTTCCTGCCATGAGCCTTCTTCAAAACTAGCCAAACCCTTTTTAAAACCGGCCAATCCGCCCATACCTAATTGGAAAGCCATGGATATTAGGACAATCCGCCGCCTCTCAGACAACTCTGAATACCAAGGGTAAGCCTCTAGCAAACGCTCCTCGATACGCTCTATGTCGTTTTCTAACAACATCAGGCTTTCGTCGAGGGATAATCCTGGCCCCCCCTGCTCTACCACTCTGCCAATACCCACGGTCAGGACTCCTTCGGTACAGCGATATGCAAATTGGCGGTAGCCTTCCCAATCCATCAGTCTCCTAGCAGCTTCTCTCACTTTTCCCTCGACACACTTTTCGTCTTTTCTACAGTCCTCATTGCCCCAAGCCCAAGCATGCCAAGCAATACTGGCATCATGGTCTCCAGTTCTATCATCGGGATGACCACTCCGGTCTCCATGAGCTCTAGAGCCATATTCCCAAAGGGAATAACTAAGAAGTTTCCTGCCATGCCTAGACAGCAAACCCAACCAATTGCTGGACGCCAGCCAGCCACAAATAGATTTTTGTGCGCTGCCTCTACTTTGTTGACCTCGATCTGGGCCATCGCCTGTTCTTGCGCATGCCTCTCAGCCATGGTCGCAATCTCATGGACGAGCTTTTCCTTGAGATCCTTGTCGGGAATAACCTTATCTAGGATTGAGGAGATAGGGCCGATGAGCGCACTAACGAGTTGAATCATCTCTAGTTACCTCATAGGTGCACTAGCAGGGCCAAAATTACGACCACACTGATGGTTACCCAAGGACGGAAAATTAACCACTCCCATCCTTCTTGCGCTTTCGCAATAATATAATCCGCCATATCTACCTCCTAGCCGAACTGGTTATATAAAGGGAGAAGCCTTTGGAAATCGCCTTTCATAAATACCTGATAAAGGGTATCGGCGGTCGGGCCAAAGATACTTACTGGTGGCTTGCCCCACCTCACGTCCGTTTGCGCACTGGTGAGCAAAGCTAATGGACCAAAAACTCCTGCGGCACCATAGGCGCTGATGAAGTAGTCGTTCCAATCCATATCGTCAGTCTTGAAAACTCGTGCATCAGCCTCTGCGAACGGCAATATCGCGCCCATCGAATACTTGGTGAGCTCCTTGAGCTCTAGGGACATCATTGCAAATGGCAACACGGCCAGCCCGAATAGCGCGAGGTGCGGGAGCATGTCTTGAGTGACAATTTTCCCGCCACTTTTACCGGCTGCACGTCCCTCTTGTACACGCGCCTTCATCTCCCGCAACACCCCGCCAATCACAACTTGGCCGTAGGAGTAAGGGAATGATTTCAACTGCCAGAGAAGTGCATATCGAGGGTCCGACGCCCAGACGGGGCGCTCTGCCGCGTTAGGGCGGAGCATGGTTGACTCCACAAACTTCTGGAGACCCTGCTGCACGAGTTGCCCCGCCGGTGTATCGAACCCTTTGCCATCCTTGACCCACTGCTTAACTATTTCTGGGGTCAAACCGAGATCATCAAGATACCGGCCAGATCTTTCGCGGGGTTTCATCGCATGACTTATGATGAACTTCTCTGCCATACCGGTCGCAAATACGCGTGTGAAGCGCGTAAAAATTTCTAAGCCTGTATATTTGAAAAAGAAGTCGGCAGCTTTGCGGTTATATTCGTCCATGTACTGTAAGTCAGCTTCTGACATGAAGGCGTTAGCCATGCTTTCGTTAGCCACAACGCCAATCTCGCGAGCAAATTCATAACGCTCTCGGGGGTTAGCAATCGTGCTTATAATTTCTCGGAACCCGCTCATGACCCCGCTAAACTCGCGAGTAGCAATAACAGCGGTCGCAAGCTCCGGTATCGAAGACAAGGTAGCAAGACCTAGAGTTGACCAAATCTGAATGTTCTGCGCGAAGCTCGAAGCAAATTGAGCCAGTTCGCCCATTGGCACATAAAAACCCAGTAACGCCCCCATAGTGCGATAAGCTTCTTCTAACTCTTTACTATTGAGTTGAGCTAATTCTTGGGCGAGAGATGTATCTCCACCTTTTGTCGCTCTATTCCACTCGACCCGCTTAACGGTTCGCCTGATATACTGAACCACCGCTTCTTCTGGTGGCTTTGAGAACTCAATAAGTTTTTCCCTATCGATCCCTTTAGTCATTTCTATGGCTTCTTCCGCAGAATGCAGTGGGTCAATGCCCTCCTCTAGCGCCTCATTAGGCTTATCCGATTTAGTGTTAGCATTGTTAATGACATCGGTCATGCGCTCCTTGACTTGTGAGGCAGTTATATCGCCGCGCTCACGAGCAACCATCTCCGCAAAGGCATCCATGTTTTCGCTAACTAAGGCAAGATCCAGCATCACTGGGAAGTAATTGTCCTGCCGCTTTATATCTGTGTTTGGCTCCTTTGCAATATAGTCATCGTAAATCTCTTCTAGGAACGCACGAATCTTAATTGCGTCAGGATTAGTTAACTGCAAAGTCGGAGTGCTACTAGCCGCTTCTGCTGCAGCGTCTTTAAAGGCTTGGGATTGAAGGTAATCAAGATTGCCCCCGAACAGATCTTCCAATCTGCTTTGGAACTGGTTCATAACGAGCGTTGTACGTTGTACGAAACCCATACCGTTCTCACCGGCACGGCCATACATCATTTTAGCTATTCGGATACCGGCCCCAGTTCTGACTCCTAACCTACGAAGCCTCTGTTGGGCGGGTAGTACAGCTTTTAAAAGACCTTCCCACGCCAGTCCTATGTTGCGTTGGACAGTGTCTTGTTCATATTGAACATACTTTTCATCTATCGCTTTAGCTACAGCATCTCGGATGTTGTTTACGCGCATCTGCCTAGCAGGCTCGAACACGTTACCGGCTACATTGTCGAGGGCCGATTGTGAAGTGTCCGGTACAGCAGATACGTTCTCGCGGTCTTTCCTACGAATTACGACTTTGACAAAATCATCAAAACTCTGTGAGTACTCCTGCCCAAACCGTCGCTTATATGTGTCTCGCATGGAGTTCCACATAGTGCGAAGTTTCTCGGCAAGAGCTTGGAAGAATTGCTGAACAACGCCGCGAGCTTTGAGTTCTGATGCGCCCCACTTAGCAGTCTGGTCAGCAACCCACTCCTCAAAGGCAACGTCCTCTTCGTACCCAGCATAAAGGTCGGGGTCTTTTTCCAAAGCTCGCTGGAAGTCTCTGTATAACCGAAACCGGATATGCTTCTTCTCGATGGCCTTCTGCACTTCCTCTTTGTAAAACGCGTGACCAAGCTCGTGCGCCATGGTCAACGCCAGCTCTGCCTCATTAGTCAGAGAGACATCATCGAGAACAATAAGGTGAGCCATGCCGCCGTCTTTCTGCGGCATTGGTATATAGGTACCGGTGACTGCGCCATCGGCTATTGAATTTTCTACGGCTCGCGCTACTGCTGGGTTACTACTGAGGTCAACTATTCTTTTTCCGAACTTATAGCGCCCATTGCCGAGTGAAGAGTTTTGCAGCTCACTAGCAGTCATGACCACTACCTTGCCTTTAAGACGTAGTCTCTTGAGCATGGTGTTGAGCAAAGACCTAGCAGTCTGTGGCAGTGTCCCAATGACTTCCGCTTGCTTGTTCTCACTCAGCCATTCGTCGGCTGCTACGCGTGTAGCTTCGGTATCAATTTTGGGCTTAGGTGCGAGAGCACTTA